CGAATATGCATGATGTTTTTGACGTATCAGCGATACCCAGACCGCTGCGCGTACGCAGGCGGAGAAGTTTACCCTCGGCGAGCCGGGCGTGGCGCTGAACGATGTGATGACCGATTTGCAAAAAGCCTCGGTTTCTATCCAGATGGGGATCCAGGTGCGTAACAAGCTGGTGTCGGCGTATCAGGAAGTGATGGGGATGCAGGTTTAAGTTATCTAACCTAATGATATTTACAATTAATAACCATCTGATCCCACAGCGTGGGGCATGGATGGGGCAAACTCACTCAATTTCTGGTTGAGGATGAGTACCTGGTCCTGGTTATTTTCAGCCATCCAGGATCCTTACACCCGGTAAACCATTTGCGCGTCGGTGTGGCCCATTTGCTTCGCAATGAAGTTCGGGTTAGCACCGGCAGTCAACGACCAGCATGCATACGTGCGTCGGGACTGGTATGCTCTGCGATAGCGAATCCCGGCGCGTCGCATTGCCGCTTCCCACGACTGGTTAATCGACCTCACTGCGTAATGATGCCCTGCTCGGTCTTTAGCAATTCAACCGCGGCGGTGGCGCATTGATTTCCCCAGTGATGCCAGCCTGGCGCCGCGCTGCGGCTGAATAATTCAATGCGCGGCACATCGCTGTAAAGCAGCTCCAGCCGGTGGCGCACTTCCCATGGCTTTTCGCTGTGCGCGCCGAGCGGGCTGTATATCACTTGCTTAATCCCGGCGTGCTTTCGCTCAAGCCTGGCGCCGCGGGTAGCAATAAGCAAGTCTTCGGTGTTGGCCCGGGTGTGGTTGCCGCCATTCATTCGCGTCTCGGCGTTAAGCAAATCGAGGAAGTCGTAAAAGTCGGTGACTTCACCTTCTGCCAGTGCCTTGTTGATGCACAGCTTGGCGTTCTGATTCAGCTTCACCCAGGTAAAGCCTTTCATCGTGCGAACGGTAAAGCCCCAGGCGTCGGCCAGTTCGATAGCCTCCTGGTTATGCGTGCCGTTGTACCACATCGCTAGCACCGCGTTTTAGGCGGCAAGTTCCCAAACTGGCAGGCGCTTGATGTCGATTAGCTTCATGGTTGGGTAATGATCGGCAGCTGCGCCATTGCTGATAGTGTTGCCGTAAGACCAGGCAGATCTGTGTAGACAAGAGAGTATTTTCCGGTCATTTCGCGCCGCCTTTCACAAAAATAACCCAGTGGGTTTTGTCAGCCTTTCCAGTGCGTTGCCAAATGGCTGGCCTCTCCTCAGTCAGAGCCAAAATATTGCTCACCGGGATCTGGGTTTCATTCCATTCGAAGATGAGTACGCCGTGTGGCCACAATACCTGGAATGCGTCGGCGAAGCCGGCACGCAGATCATCGCGCCATGTTTCTTTGTTCAGGCGTCCGTACTTTTTGCCCATCCACGCTTTATCGCCGACACGCTCGAGGTGCGGAGGATCGAATACGACGACAGGAAAAGTGTTATCAGCAAAGGGAAGGGTGCGAAAATCAGCTATATGGTCCGGGCTGATAACCAGCTGACGACCATCGCAAAGCTCATGCTGTTCGGCGTGGATATCACAGAAAAGAGCGCGATCGTCCTGCTTATCGCACCAAGACATGCGAGAACCGCAGCACATGTCCAAGATTGTTGCATCTGTCATGCCGCCTCCTGCCTTTCCCGATATTCCTCAGCGAGCCGCTGCGCCTTTAATGGATTGCTTACCACTTCACCCCATGGCATTAGCCAGCCGTTACCAATGAAGGGAAGGCACAGAGTGCCAACCCTGATGTCGTCGTGAGCGTGAGTCATAGGATGGACTCCATTTCGTCGATGTAGGGGCCCTGTGCAATCAGGCGGCTACGGCGGGCGGCGCGAGCAATGCACTACTGCCGCCTACCTTCCTGCGATTGCTCTACGGCGCGCCGGTTGAACAGCCGCGACTTGCCCTGTGGTGTAATGACCTTTGGCTTCGTGACCAGGTCGAAAGTGCGGTCACTGATGCCGTCCTCGTTGAACCATTTTTCCGACTCAACGATCTGCGCTATCTGTCCGGAGCGGCGGGTGATGCCGTTGGCGACCCGGTTAAACTCGATGAGCGTTACACCAAACTTCTCAGCGATTTCGCTGCCGGTTACCGGGCGTCCCCGCGTCTTAATCATCCAGATAACGCGTTCACGGAGGCCGGAGAATTGCCCGGTTCGCCCGGGCCGGCGGTAAAAGGGTGTGCGTTTCATTTCCACTGCTCCCCGAACGTGAAGCCGATCTCCGCCAGCACCTCGTCCATCTTCTCGATGAACTCTGGCACCATTTCGTTGAAATCGGTCATGTACTGCGGATCCCGCTCAACGACGACGTGGTGAATGCCTTCGCGCTTCATGCGTGGGTCGTAGTTGGCAAAGAACCAGGCATCTTTTCCGGTAACCCACATGCTGTACTGCACCTGGGCCATATACGCGGACTTGATTGCTTCGAAACCGCCAAGGCGGAATTTCATGAAGTCGCGAGAGGTGAAAGGACATTTAAGTTCAAGGCCGAACCCATTACTGCAAAGGCCGTCACTGGAAGAGCATCAGAAAGCGTGGCTGCTGTGGAACTACAGCGAGAATATCCGCTTCGAATATCAGGTGGCGATCACTCAGTGGGCATGGGCAGAGTTCCGGGACCATCTCGGCGCGAAGAAGGTAGCCGGCAAGACGATGGAGCGCCTGAAGAAACTTATCTGGCTGGCCGCGCAGGACGTCAAAGCGGAGTTGGCAGGGGGCGAGACGTACGAATACCAGGCGCTGGCGGAACTGGCGGGCGTAGCGAAATCGACCTGGACGGAAACGTATCTGCCTCACTGGCTGGCAATGCGCAACAGCTTTAAGCGACTCGATAGCGGTGCGCTTATTTCCGTAACGCGATCACGTTCACAACAAAAGACGACAAATTTAGATGTAAGTCTTGCAAAACCGAACTGAAACGCATATGGTTCATGTAAATCTGATATCGTCGTCATAGCTTCGTAGGTCGACAAAGAATTAACAGCCTCGCCATCGTGCGGGGCTTTGTTTTTTGTGCTTTATGTTACTCAGTGGTCGTTAAAAGTTAAAAATCATTTTTTACTTATGTAAAATGTGGCCTCCAGTTAAAACAGAGAGACCTCATCATGAAGGACTTCCAGCTTTATGTTGGCGGCACTAACAACATCACCTATCGTTACGAAATTAGAAAGGTGGATGATGCTTTTAGTGTTCGAATATTCAACGTCATAAACAAGGTGCACAAAGAGGTCGGTTATAAATCGCTTCGCTTTGAGTCAGCTCATGATGTTATTGATGAGTGCACATCGCATTACAGGAAGCATGCTGAAGGCCTAAGAGGCTTTTTACGTGGGCTCAAAATGAGGTGAAGGTGCAACTCAACAAACAGGTCGCTCAGGCGGCCTTTTTTGTATCTGCATAACAGGAAAGAGCATTGGCGTGAAGGGCTCATAACCCAACCCATGCAGCAGCATGGAGCGCCAACGTAATGCTCAATGCTTTGTCCGTTGTGGTGAATTAAGCGACCGACGGAAGCAGAACCGGATAAACAAATGTGTCCAGGCGTCATCGCCGCCCAGCAACACCACACATCAACCCAGCCAGGGTGTTTACGGCCAGAGAGCCGACATTGCCTTACCCTCATATTCCCGACCTGTCGCCGGGTTTTTTATTCAGGCCGCAGACAATCAATTCCAGATGCCACGTAGCTATCGTGTCTGACGGCCTTTCCCACTACACGAACAGCACCCGATAACTACGCGAGGTGAGAGCATGTATCGCATGGAAAAAATAACCACTGGTGCTGCCTATGGCGCTTCAGCCGGGAGCATCCTAAACGGCATGCTGAATGCCTACAGCCCCGAGCAGTGGAACGCTATCGGCGTGCTGGTGGGTATCATCGTTGCCGTACTGACGTATCTGACGAATCTCTATTTCAAGATCCGCGAAGACAACCGCCGCAGCAGGAGCAGAGATGAACCCGACACTCAGGAATAATCTGGTTGGTGCCATTGTTGGCGGATCCGGAGCCATCACCATTGCTGCAGTAATGCTGGGCAATGCGGATGGGCTGGAAGGACGGCGATATTACGCCTATCAGGATGTGGTCGGCGTCTGGACTGTTTGCGATGGTCACACCGGTACTGACATTCGCCGCGGTCACCGCTATACCGACAAAGAGTGCGACAACCTGCTGAAGTCAGATCTTCGAAAGGTGGCAAACGCCATCGATCCGCTGAACAAGGTTCGCATCCCTGAGCCTACGCGTGCCGCACTTTACTCCTTCACCTATAACGTTGGCTCTGGTGCTTTCGCCAGCTCCACGCTGCTGAAGAAGCTGAACATAGGTGATGTGCCGGGGGCCTGCAAAGAACTGCAGCGCTGGACGTATGCCGATGGCAAGCAGTGGAAGGGGCTGATCACCCGACGCGAGATTGAGCGTGAAGTTTGCGAATGGGGCCAAAATGAGCCGATTAACAGCCATCATCTGTACTGTCGTTATCTGCCTGCTGGTTTCGATGGCCTGGTCGATTAACCACTACCGCGACAATGCCATTACCTACAAAGACCAGCGCGATAAGGCGACGGTCCGTGCAGAAAAATCGGAGGCGATCACCAACAACGTGATCACCACGTTGTACCTCATCCGCGACATTTCACAGGCTACCCAGAATGCAAAAAACGAACTGGCTAAAAAAGGCGAAACGCGCATTGTCTACATCAGGCAGGCGCTTGAAGGCGTTCCGTGCGCTAACCAGCCTGTTCCTTCTGCCGCTGCTGACAGCCTGCGGGAAAACGCAGACAGTTTACGTTCCGGCACTGGTGGTGCCGATAAGCGCTGACCTGACTGCAGACACGCCGATCCCCGGAATGTCCGTGCTATTCACTTGGCAGGCAAGTCTGGAGTTAAACGCTCAGCTTTATACAGCGCGGCGACAATGCAATCTCGACAAATCAGCCATACGCAAAATCGAATCCTCCCGACAAGGAAAGAATGCTCAACCCCAATAAGGCGGTGATCAGCATCTTGCTGACGGGTAAGCCGTAAGTGGCTAAGCTCTTCTGAGAAGCAGGGCAACAGCTGCGACAAGCCAAAGAGGTAATTATGTCAGACATCTACCAAATCACGCTAACCACCCAAACAGGCGAAACCTTCACGGGCAAGATGTCACGACGTCAGCCTGAGCTGGTTAATGGATTTGTGCCGCTGGCGACCGATACTGGCGAGTGGCTGTATTTAGCTCCTGCCGATGTAAAGCGCGTGGAGTTCACCCCAGTACAGAAATAAAATGGTAAATATTTTCGTGGTAATAGCTCACATGGATATTATTTTTTCAAATGCCTGCACAGCCTCATCAAGCGTCATTGCTCCTGTGATATTAGCTGGGAATAGATCATTACTCCCTGACACTCTCCAGACCCCACGGTAATGCTC